CAGCAGACGTACAACCAGTACAACAGGCAATGCCTGGAACTGGTGTCACATTCACAATTTTTGCAGACATCGCAGCCGCGACATCGACACTGAACGAAGTTACAGACGTAACTCCAGTAGCGTTGTCCGACAGCCAGGTCACTGTAACCTTGAGCGAATACGGTAACGCGGTAGTAACAACTGCCAAGTTGCGTGGAACAGCGTTCTTGGATGTTGACTCAGCAGCAGCGAACATCATCGGATACAACGCTGGCGATTCAATCGACCAAGTTGTTCGTGAAGTTCTTGCAGCAGGAACCAACGTAGTTTACGCTACAGGTGGTGCAACAACCCCAACTAGCCGCGAATCCATCTCAACAGATGACATTCTTGCTGCTGATGATGTGCGTAAAGTTACTGCACAACTTCGTGGCGCGAACGTAGCAACCTTTGATGGTTCTTACATCGGCTTCATCCACCCAGACGTTTCATACGACTTCCGTTCAGCAACGGACGCAGCCGCATGGCGTACTCCAGCAAACTATGTCAACCCAGAGGGCATCTACAATGGTGAGATTGGTAAATTCGAATCTGTCCGATTCGTTGAAACCTCTCGCGCCAAGGTGTTCACTAACGCATCGAACGGTACCAGCACAACTGGAACGATTGATGCTTATTGCACACACATCATGGGTCGTCAAGCACTTGCTAAGGCTTACGCAACACAAGACGGAAACGGCGCAGTACCAAAAATCGTTCGCGGTAACGTGACAGATATTTTGATGCGTTTGCAACCACTTGGTTGGTATTGGCTTGGTGGCTACGGTCGCTTCCGCGAGGCTTCGCTTCGTCGAATCGAATCGGCTTCGTCAATCGGCACTAACTCGTAACACTTAGTTCGGTAAAGTCCCCCTGTCCGAAACGGCAGGGGGCTTTGCTATACTTCTATTGTTGAAAGGTTCTCATGTCTATATCTAATTATGCTGAATTAAAAATTCTTGAACATACCACAGGTAAAACTGCGTGGACCATGCCAACAACTGTTTATTTGAAACTGCACACAGCAGACCCAGGTGAGGCTGCTACGACTGCTGCTGCTGGAGAAACCACACGCAAATCTGTTTCGTGGGCTTCGGCTGCTTCTGGTTCTATTGCGTCATCTGCAACTGTTGAGTGGACGAATGTTGCTTCAACTGAAACATATACTCATTGGTCTTTGTGGGATGCTTCTACTGGTGGTAACGCTTTGTGGACTGGTGCTTTGTCGTCTTCGGCGGCTGTTACTGCTGGGGATACTTTCCAAATTACTGCGCTTACGCTGTCTCTCGATTAGTCGCAGGGGATAACCCCTTATGACTACTTTGGTGTTAGGTTTCACGGAACCTTTTGTTACCACAAATCCGTTTTATAGATTAACGTTTGTAACAGTAAGAGCGCGTACTGCTAGTGGTTCTGGTAACGGCACATCAGAGGTTGCTCATGGTGCGTCACAAACACGGTTAGGTCAACTCACCGATTTCAGTTTCCCTTTCCTTACTGGCGGTCGTTTCTATCTTGGTGAAAATCCGTTTGCAACTATTCGGGTTACTGCTACAGGTTCTGGTACATCTTCATCGTCTGCGAATCTTGTGCTACAGCGCACTGCTACAGGTAGTGGGATTGGTAGTGCTACTGCGGTAAGAATTGTGGTTGGTGTTAGAACTGCTTCAGGTTCTGGTGTAGGTACTTCAAATGACAGTAGCCTTCGAAAGAATTTGCGAACTGCATCTGGTTCAGGTGGGGCGTCAGTATTTGATGTTGCTATCGGATTGCATATCGCATTAAGAACTGCGACTGGTTCTGGTTTAGGAAGTGATATAACAATTGGGGCGCGGGTTGTCTCAAGAACTGCTACAGGTTCTGGTGTTGGCACCATGGATTCCACAGGGCTACACGTTTCTCCGAGGACTGCTACAGGTTCTGGTACTGGTTCTGGGACAGCATCAATAAATCCAATTAAAGTCCGTTTCGCTACAGGTCCCGCTGTTGGCTCAGGTAATGCTGATGATTTAGTAATCAATATACGCACCGCGAGTGGCACAGCAGACGGTTCTGGTACAGGCACATATCTTCTTGTAGCGATACGCACAGCGTCAGATACTGCGACAGGTTCAGCGGTGACTGTCGGCGCACGAATCGAACGACGCACAGCAACAGGTTCAGGTGCAGGCACACAAGCAGATAGCGGTTGGGTTAAGTCGCACATTTTCCGTATACAAGTGACAAGCGACTACTCGTTTGCCCCGCGTTACCCTGAAGGCGCAGAGAGTCTGTTCGCGCACACCCCGCAAGGGATACGGGCATACAACTTGTTTAAGTTAACTGATAACTCATACCAGATAACGGACCCACGCAGACCAGAACTTATATCAAAAGTGTATTACGGTGGGCATGATAACTTCTTGACCGACACAGAAGTTGCAGAGTTAACAGCAGCAGGATACGGAGCGAGCATCACTTAATGGCTATATTTAACCCACCTACAGATAACTTTGTTGTCCCTGTAATTGTTGGCGAGTACATGGATGGACAGTACCTACCGAAAGAACATCGTGTGGCAAACACTTTGGGTTCACATATCCCAGCGTCGCCGCGTGGTCGCAATGTTTATCTGCTAACAAATTTGAGTTATGTAGAACGACAACCGTCAGATATGACAACCGTCACAAAAGTGTATTACGGTGGTCATGCTAATGAGGTCACAGCAAGTGAAGTAGCATCACTAACAGCAGCAGGATACGGGAGTTATATAACGTGAAACATAGGGAAACACACCCCAGCCTAGACGTCGAAGGATGTTTCGGTTGCAAGGTGGCAGGGATTAGAACAGGGACAAACAGCACAACTTCAAGAGGTGCGAGAGTTGCCGAAGTTAACGCCACAGAACGCGGCTGGAAAAAAGATATGCCAGCGTACAAACGGCTACGCGCAAACGGATTACAACCAAAGAAAATTGATGGTGCCGCAGAAGTAGAAAGGCGAGCACAAGAACCATGGCAAGTGGAAACAGGAATTCTGCCAGATATCTAAACCTCGCTGGGGTTAACATCCCCAAAATCGGTTACGGCAAAATGGTGCAAGGGTTACGCCAAGCACTATCCGAACAACTAACCCTCAACGAAAACGCCGAACATACCATCTTCGCGTTACGCCCGAACCTTATCAAAGGCTGGCACAAAACCCAAACCCCTCACCTGTTAACAATGTGGGAAACAAACTGGCTACCACCACAGTTCTCAAACTATCTTAAAGAATTCAAAACAGTCACAGTACCAAGTATGCACAACTGGGAACTGTTCTCCCGATTCCATGACAGCGTTCATGTAATCCCTTTAGGTGTAGACCGAACAGTTTGGAAACCTCAAACGTATCAACCTGGAGACAAATTCAAATTGTTATGCGGCGGGTCAGAATGGTATCGAAAAGGATTGGATGTAGTTTTAGAAGTGTTCAACAAACTTCAACTACCTGACGCTGAACTGCACATCAAAATAGTGCCACCACATCTGTTCGCCCCACAAGATTTGTCTTACCCCAATGTTGTTGTCCACAGAGAATGGATGACAGTTGAAGAAGAATACGAACTGGTCACATCCGCTGATGCGTTCATATCAGTATCCAGAGGAGAAGGATTCGGGTTGATGCCATTACAGGCGATATCCGCTGGTATCCCCACAATACTTTCCGACGCCCACGGGCATAAAGAGTTCTCAGAATTAGCAACCCACCGAATCCCTACAACAAGTGTCCCAACTGCTAAAGGGGTGTGGCAAGACATGGGTGACTGGGATGAACCAAACCCTGAAGCAATAGCCGAAGCCATCAAAGACATATACAACAACCGCACCAAGTACCGCAAAAAAGCAGAACTCACAGCACCCCAATCCGCTGCCTTCAACTGGGGAACAGCAGCGAAACAACTGATACAAATAGTTAAACCATCCGAAGTGCTAGTGCAACCAGACTGGCAACCGTTCGAACCACGATGCGACATCCAAGTTTTGAAACGAATCAAAGCCGACATTGGCGCCCATCACATAGACTTAAAACCTGGTATCACCTATAATGTAGTATTGAACATTCGCGATGTCCTTAAAACGACAGGGAACCTAGTGGAGATTTAATGGCAACACCAGCATGGCAACGCAAAGAAGGCAAGAATCCTAAAGGTGGATTGAACGCTAAAGGGCGTGCCTCATACACGGGTGGCACTTTGAAAGCACCAGTTAAAGCAGGTGACAACCCGCGACGCGCATCATTCCTTGCACGCATGGGCAACATGCCAGGACCTGAAAGAGATAGTAAAGGCAAACCAACAAGACTGCTATTATCTTTACAGGCTTGGGGTGCTTCGTCGAAAGCCGATGCACGTTCTAAGGCTAAGTCAATATCCGCTCGTAACAAAAAAGGAAAATGATATGCCAAAAGTAGGAAAAAAAGAATTCGCTTACACCCCAAAAGGTATGGCGATGGCTAAGAAGGAAAAGATGAAGATGGGAATGAAGATGAAGGCTAAGAAAAAGAAGTAAATGACAACAACCGCAATTGTTATTGATAGGTCGTTGCGACAACTTTTATCTGGAACGGTAGAAGCCCGCAACAAACTGACCACAACACTCACCTCAGTAGGTACGAGTGTTGTAGTCACCTATCCATTAGAAGGATTGCGGAGCGGTCAAATCTGTGAAATAGATTCAGAGTTAATGTACATATGGTCTGCTGACCCTGCAACCAAAACTTTAGAAGTTGAACGAGGTTTCAATAATAGTACCGCTGCCGCTCATACCGCTGGGGCAGTCATAACCGTCAACCCACGGTTCCCAAG